TTTGGATGGGCACACCCGGTTGTTTGAGATTTCGCAGTACGCATCCCGGCGTGGGGTGTGCATTCATGAGGCGATTGTGGAGCTGGTTAACGCCGCCCTGTCGCACGGTTTGGACAAGCAGTGAGGCACGGCCAGCTCAGGTTCGCGTTTCAACTCGAACCGTACGAATGGGATCAGGTCAAAGAGTCTTGGTCCCTTATTCATTTCGATCCGTATGAACCAGATTGGAGAGAAAAATGATGGTTTGGACAGTAATGGTGGCCCGGAAGAACACCGCTCCAAGCGTGCATGTCTGCACTGATGAAGACGCTGCTCGCAATCTTGCGGCATCTTTCCGCGAGGACTTCACCGATCAGGGTGTCTCGCTGCGGGATTCCGCTATCTACATCCAGGCCCACGGCATCGTCACCGACGATGATTTCGAGGAGGAATCGTGGTGAAGCTTTGGGTGGCTTTGGCTGTCGCAGCCGGTATCGCTGTCGGCGCGGTAGCTGACACCGTCGAACAACGGGGGTCGGTGATCCTTGAGGACGATCCTCGTTGGGACTGCACCAGCATGGGTAACAAGATTTGTGGAAAGGAATGAGCATGGGCGAGAACGTGTGGGGTAACGAAAACGTAGACGTGAGCGGTTGGTGGAAGGTGAACCCGTCGAAGAGCGCGGATGTGAAGCGTTGGGATGTTTACGACGCAGCCGATCACCTGGAGGACATCTCCCCGGCCCTGTACCGGGCGTTCGAATCAAAGGATTGGAACGAGGTTCTCAAGCTCGCTGAGTACATCAGCGACTGGGCTGACAAACTGTGGGCCATGTCCGTGCGTGAGGGTCAGATCGGCCCCGCACCGTTCTATCAAGAGGTGAAGTGATGTCTGGGGGAAGACAAGATGAGAAAACCGTGTGTAACGTCCAGTTATAGGCTTCGGAGTGATTTACGTCACCCAATGGTGCGAAACGGTCAAAATGTCGCCTATTGGAAGGGTGTAGGCAGGTTTGACACCGGCCACCCGCGCAGCTTGACATCACCCGGTAGGATCGTGTGATGACCAAACAACCGAAACGCAGGCCGGGGGAACCTGAACCGGAGCTGTCACTGGCGATAATCGAAGACTTGAAAGCGAAAGGCTACACACAGTCTGAGATCGCCCGCATGTTCAACAAAACACGGCAAGCGGTGTCCTGGTGGAAACACACCTACGGCGGGAAACTCACACCCCGAGAAACGGTGCTGCAAAACTTCCCGTGGCAGGTGTCAGCCCAACAGCAACGCTCGTCCGCTTTCCGCAGGCTGCGGGACCACGGCGAGTACATGGCGACCGGCGGCAAAGGGATGAGTTACGACAAACTGAGAAGGCTGCGCGGGTTCTACAAACGGCTCCGCGAAGAGAACGTAGTTCTAGAGCATGACCCGGAACTACCACCGGAGCCGGGGTTCTCCCTTCATGGAGGGTTCACGCTCAGGCCGCGCCGCAAGTCAGACGGCGACCTGCTGATACGGGTCAACAAGTACACAAACCTCACCGAGAAGGGAAGGTTGATCTGGGTCTTTCCACCGAAAGACCCGTGATTGTCGGGGGAGAGTGTTTCAATCTCTCCCCCGATAGGAAGGATGACAGGTGGGGTTGCAGGTTCCAGTCACAGGGGAACTGGTTGTTTTCGAACCTAACTTTCTGGTTGCGGTTGCATCGAAAGACGAGCTGATCGTCTACCGCAGCGTGCTGGTGAAGGACACATCACAGATGTACCAACCAGTTTCAGATCTGCTAGGTCAGTACGAGTTACGCAAAAGCAGCACTTTCACAGACCCGGACATGATGTTCGGGGAGGGTGAGATTCTGCACTTCATGAAAAGGAGTTTAGGTGCCTGAGCATCGTTCCGTTTCCCAGTTGAAACTGTACGAACGCTGCCCCTACGCCTACAAACTGTCCCGCATCGACAAGGTCGGTCAACGGCCCGCAGCGTGGCTGGCTCAAGGATCAGCTGTTCATGAAGCAGCAGAGGCTTGGGAGCGTTCCGGGCGCACCCTCACGCTAGAAGAGACGCAGGATGTGTTTCGCCAGTCTTACGCACAACACATCAATGAGGCGTGCGAAGAAACACCAGACCTCACCGCTTGGTTCGCTTCCGGACCTTACGGCGGTGAAGCGGACATCGAACGCCGCTACCGGATAGGTTTGGAGCAAGTCGCGAAATACATCGACTGGGCCACCAACACACCGCACGAGGTGATCTGGATCGCCCCAGACGGGACACCCGGCATAGAGCTCGGGTTCGACATCGACCTTGACGGTGTCCCCGTCAGAGGGTTCATCGACGCGATCATCGAAACCGACGCGGGTGTTTCGGTTCGCGACCACAAGACCGGCAACCAGCCCGGAGATGAATTCCAGTTAGCGGTCTACGCGGTTGCTTTAGCCCAAAAGTTTGACATCACACAACCCGGCAGCGGCGACTACTGGATGGGCAAAACAGGCAAACCGACGAAACCGTATGACCTCAGGGGCTGGACTCGCGAGGAAGTCGCTGCGAAATTCAAGGAGTTGGAAGAAAACATCCAAGCAGGGCGATTCGACCCTGACCCTGAGCCTTCAAAGTGCCGGTTCTGCGACGTGGCGTGGGCTTGCCACGCATCTGCTGTTTGACATCACACAAAAGGGAGCGAATGGAATATCGAAAGCGAATAGAAATCGACCGGGACAAAGACTACGTGTTTGTTGACCTAGAACAAGGTGTGTTCATGAACGGCGGGTCATCGTACCCGTTCCCGACTGAGGAAGCTGCACGCCGCTTCGCAGTGAACACAAAAAGAGTTTCCATCATGCGTGGATTCGAACGTGAAGTTTCTTTGAGGTTCCCGGATGGGCGAACAGAAAGGATAGATGGATGAAAACAGCACTGTTGTACACCGAAGAAGAAATCGTCAAAAATTTGCGTTTGACAATTGATGAATTCCGTAAGCAGAAACTGCAACCGGCGGGCACATATACACCTCCCCGGTCCCGCACCGTCCTCTTGTATTCGAAGTCAGATGTTGATCGTTTAGGAAGGAAACTCACTGATGGACGATGACGATACGTTGACGGTGTTCGAGATGGTGATCCGCAGAACCATCGACTCGAACGGCAACTACGGGTTCAAACTGACTATGCCCTACCAATTTTCCTTCATTGAAGCTATGGGCATGCTGGGTGCCGCGCAGTGGCAACTGCACCAGCAGATGACAGACCGGTACGGGGGTGTGTGAAATTTGTACTCACCTCTGCAATCCCTGTACATCAAAGGGTCAGCTGGCGACCCTCTCCCGGAGGTGTGGTCAACGCTAACCCGCAACGGAACCCATTTCCTGCGTGGGCAGTTGTGCCTGATCTGCGCCGGTCCTGGTGTCGGTAAATCAGCAATGATCCTCACCTACGCATTGAAAGCGAAAGTTCCGACGATGTACTTCTCGGCGGACTCCGACGCTTTCACCCAACTTTCCCGATCCCTGTCAATTATGACGGGTTGGGGGATGGACGAAACCACAGGAATGGTGCGATCCGGTGAACTAGGTGACGCAAAAGACGAATTCTCGGACATCCCTATCCGATTCAACTATTCGGCGTCCCCTGATTTGACGCAAATTGAATCCTCGTTGAGGTCATACGAAGAGGTTTACGGGGACTACCCGGCACTGGTGATCATCGACAACATCACCAACGTCCGCACCGGAGGGGAAAACGATGACGACCCGTTCTCAGGTTTGGAAGCCTTGATGGATTACCTGCACGACATGGCCCGGTCTACCGGGGCGTGCGTGGTAGGTCTGCATCACGTCACCGGAGGTTACAACGATGCTGACCGCCCCATTCCCCTTTCCGGGGTTAAAGGGCAGATCGCCCGCGTACCAGAAATGGTGCTGACGTTACACAAACGTGTTAATGATTTCGGGCCTGATCTGTTGTGCGTTTCAACGGTGAAAAACCGGGCCGGTCGAGCTGACCCATCCGGCTCTCAATTCGTCGAGTTGGAGTTCACAGGCTCCACCATGCAGATAAAGGATCAACAGTGACCTTGGATACGCTCCTGACCTTCGGCTTGTTCATGTGGATAGTTAACGTCTGCTTGATTGCGTGGGCGGTGGCGCGGCGGTGACTAGGCGCAAGCCCATCCACCGCAGCCAAGACCGGGCGCACAAACGCCGATCCTGTGTGGACTGCGTAGACGAAGGCATCACCACAGGCCGCAAAGCACCACATCCTGGGCCACGGTGCGCTACGCACCACCGCGCCAAAAAAGCGAACAGGCGTTCCAGCACACAAGAGCAAAGGTGGATGCAGGTTTATGGGATTACGGCCGACGAGTACTGGGCGATCTACCGATACCAGATGGGGCGTTGCTTCATATGCGAGCGGGCCACGGGAGTGAGAAAGAAACTCAGCGTCGATCACTGCCACGCAACTGGGATCGTTCGAGGGCTGCTGTGCAGCACCTGCAATTCCCGTGTGCTAGGCCATCTCAGAGACGACGTAGACGCCTTCGAGAGGGCCATCAACTACCTAACCTCACCACCAGCTGTGCAGGTTATCGGTGAAAGGGTAGTGCCCCAATTTTGACATCACACAACGGAGAAAATATGAAAGTCATTGCCCTGCTCAGTGGTGGCATCGATTCGACGGTGCTGCTGGCTGACCGCGTGGAACGTGGCGACGAAGTGTTGGCTGTCAGTTTCGACTACGGCCAAACCCATCGCAGAGAGTTGACGGCGGCGAAGCAGATCGCCCGGTACTACAAAGTTCCGCACCGGGTTGTCGGGTTGGGCAGCGTGACATTGCCGTCCGCGCTGACAGGTTCCGTTGACATCCCTGACGGTCACGCGGAAACCCCGGACGCAACCACTGTCCCCGCCCGGAACATGATCTTCCTGTCCGTGGCCGCAGCGATAGCTGAGGCTGAGCAGGCTGACGCGGTGATGATCGGTGTGACAGCAGACGATCACAACGGATACCTGGACTGCCGCCCACTGTTCATCAACGCTATGGCGTCCGCGATCAGGTTGGGGACCAGCCGGGAGGTCCGGTTGATCGCCCCGTGGATGCACATGACTAAAGAGGCAATCGTCAACAAGGGCTACACATTGGCGGCACCTATGTGGCTGTCATGGTCTTGCTACCGGGGCGGTGACGTGCCGTGCGGCACCTGCGGTGCATGTGAATCAAGGGAAGGAGCGGGAGCGTGAGTTACCTCGTCAACGATCTGTTCTACACCATCCAAGGGGAAGGGTATTGGACCGGCAGGGCGGCGGTGTTCGTCAGGTTTGCTAGGTGCAACCTGTGGACTGGGCGCGAAGAGGACCGCGCCTCCGCGATCTGCAACTTCTGCGACACAGACTTCGTCTACTCGGAGCGTTGGGAGTTAGACGATCTGGTTAAAGAGATTTTCGAATCGTGGCCGCAGACCGCCCATAAACCAATGGTGGTGTTCACAGGTGGTGAGCCTCTACTCCAACTCGATGAGGAGTTAGTGCTGAAACTGAAAGACCTCGGGTTCTATGTTGCCGTCGAAACGAACGGCACAATGACGGTCCCGGAAGGTGTCGATTGGGTGTGCGTCAGCCCGAAGATACTGACCCGTCTGGTGGTGGCTTACGCCAACGAGTTGAAACTGGTGTACCCGCAGGCAGACGTGCGGCCAGATCGGCTGCTGGACTTCAAATCTGATCACAAATGGTTGTCCCCTATGGACGGCCCGGATTATGAAGCGAACCTGAAAGCTGCCATTGAGTATGTGAAATCTGATCCGGTTTGGCGGCTGAACATTCAAACACACAAGTTTATAGGAGTGCGGTAGTGGAGATTTTTAAAGAGTTCACGTTTGATGCGGCTCATTGGTTGCCGAATGTTCCTGCGGGGCATAAGTGCGGCAGGATGCACGGGCACACATACAGGGTGGTGGTTGCTGTCGAAGGGGAAGTAGATCTGGACTCAGGTTTTGTCATGGACTTCGGTGACCTGAAGAAAAACATCGTCAAACCCTATATTGACGACCTGGATCACTGTTTATTGAACGAGTGGATTACGAACCCAACCGCAGAAAACGTGGCCGACTGGTTGTGGAATTGGATTGAAGCGGAACTGCCGCGACACATCTCGTTGTCTTACATCGAAGTTTGGGAGACACCTACCAGTGGAGCGCGTAAACGTGCTGTATCTAGCTAATCCAACCGGAAAATCGAAAGACGCTATGAAAGAAGGCAAACTGGGTTTTATAGCGACACCAGCTCAAGGTAACCCATTGATACCTGGGGTCACTTGGTGCGCCGACAACGGATGCTTCGGGAAAGGTTACCCCGGAGACGAGAAGTGGTTGTTGTGGTTGGAATCGTTGAAAGAGCATGCGGGAACATGCTTGTTTGCCACAGCGCCGGATGTTGTCGGTGACGCGAAAGCCACTTTGGAGAGGTCTTTGCCGTTGCTGCCGAAAATCCGGGCATTGGGATACCCTGCCGCGCTGGTGGCTCAAGACGGTTTAGAGGATCTCGAAGTGCCGTGGGACGATTTCGATGCACTGTTTGTTGGCGGCTCAACCGAATGGAAGCTCGGTCCAGGTGCTACAAGCCTTGCTGCTGAAGCGAAACGGCGAGGTAAACACACCCATCTTGGGAGGGTGAATAGTAGACGGCGCGTCTTCTTCGCCAGACTGGCGATACCAGGAGGCTATGACTCTGTGGACGGCACCTACCTTGTCTTCGGACCTGACGTGAATCTGCCGAAACTGTTGAGTTGGATGGAAGACGTCAACACTTCCTTCCCGCTTGACATCACACAGCGTTGTGGGTGATCATTGTGGCCGTTTCAAGTGGTCAAAGTACAGCCGACACAACGGCAACCTGGAACTCTATTGGAGGAGCAAGTATCGGTTTACTGATAGGCACCGGAAAGGTGTCTCGGTGATACGGAACGTCCTTGAGTATCTGGGGATAGAACCTCCCCCCGACAACGGAAAAAAGTGGGTCAGGCTCCTGTGCCCCTTTCACCCGGACTCTGTTCAATCAGCAGCGGTCTCATACGAATTGGATGCGTTCAACTGTTTGGGGTGCGGGGTTAAAGGTGGGCCGATCAAGTTGCTGATGACACAGAAAGGAGTGACTTATGCAGAAGCTAGGCGAGTCGCAGCGCAACTTTCTGAGGGAAGCGACCCTGCGGTATCACAACCAACTATCAGGAAGTCCTGGCGAAAACTATTTGGGCAAGCGAGGTCTGAACTGGCCGAGCTTGAAGGACAAGATGGACAAGTTCGCGTTGGGATACGTGGCAGAGCCTCTCCCTGGACATGAAATGTTCCAAGGGTTCCTAGTCATCCCATACCTCCGCTGGTCCAAGGATCACCCGTGGGCGACAGTATCTATCAGGTTCCGCTGCATCGAACAACACGACCACAAAGGTCACGGCAAGTACATGACGGCTGCGGGGGACAGGCCACGCCTCTACAACACTTTGGCGTTGCTGCGCGAGTCACCCGTGATCGCAGTCACCGAAGGTGAAATAGACGCGATAACAACACAATTGTGTGGGATACCCGCTGTTGGTGTTCCTGGGGCGCAGGCGTGGCAGCCGCATTTCCGGGAACCGTTCCTCGGGTATCGGGATGTGTTCGTCCTCGCGGACGGTGATGAAGCGGGAATGAGTTTCGCTCAGAGTGTTGCTGGGACTCTCCCCAACGCCAGGGTAATCCCCATGCCACCTGGGGAGGACGTGAATTCCCTTGTCATATCGAAAGGTAGAGATGCCCTGCTGGAAAGGATCAAATAGATGGTGACGGTTTTCACGCAGCCCGAATGCCGCCCGTGCAAACGGGTCATCGACAAGTTGAGCGAAGCTGGGATCACCATTGATGTCATCGACATCAGCCGAGACTTACTTGCCAAGGAGTATGTCAACCGGTTCCTGCAAGCGAAATCCACGCCGATCATCGAAGCACCGGGTTTCGACGCGGTGATCGGATACCAGCCCGACAAGCTGAAGGAAATCATTGATGCGTTTCGAAATTAACTTGACGGTCGGGATGGAGTTCCCGAAATGGGTTGAACGGATCCACGATTACGTGTTCGAAGGAGATGAAGACGATGAGTGACCCGATCAACCCTGACCACTACCAGTTCGCTAACGGGTTCCAGGTCATCGACCTAACAGAGAACCTGTCTTTTAACCTGGGAAACGTGGTGAAGTACGTCGCCCGCGCAGGGCGCAAATCACCTGACCCGCTTGAGGATCTGCTGAAAGCCCGCTACTACCTGAACCGCGAGATTGAGAGACTCAAGTGACTAAACGCATCGTGGTGATATCGGACACCCAACTGCCCTACGATGACCGCCGCGCCTTAAAAACGGTCATACAGTTCATTGGGGATTACCGCCCAGACGAAGTGATCCATATCGGGGATGTCATGGACTTCCCACAACCTTCCCGGTGGAACAAGGGCACTGCTGGGGAGTTCGAGGGCAGCGTGTTCAAAGACGCTGAGGATGCCAAACGGCGGCTGCTCGAACCTCTAAGGAAAGTGTACGACGGCCCGTTGCGGTTCCACGAAGGTAACCACGACGAACGTCCACGCACCTACCTGTCGAAATACGCACCCGCACTTGCAGAGTCCGGGGCGTTTGACATCGACACCCTGCTGGACTTCGACGGGTTCGGTGTGGAACTGCTACCCGATTTCCACAAGGTAGCTCCCGGATGGTTGACCACCCACGGACACAAGGGCGGCATCTCACTGTCCCGGTACGCCGGACACACCGCTCTGGGTGCAGCCAACAAGTTCCAAGCCTCAGTGGTTATGGGGCACACCCACCGGATTGGCTTGACATCACACTCTTTCGGGTTCGACGGGAAAGTCACCAAAACCGTTCACGGCTTCGAGGTCGGGAACCTGATGGACATGAAGCAGGCGCACTACTTGAAGGGAGCAGCAGGGAACTGGCAGCAAGGGTTTGGGGTGTTGACCGTCGATGGTCAGTACGTCAAACCGGAACCCGTCTTTATCAGCAAGGGCCGATTCACGGTCGATGGCAACACTTGGAAGGTGTAACTTGACATCAAACATTTCTGCACTGTACAACGAAATCGCTAAGGCCGCTAGGACGGTCGCTTTTCAGTGGCCGGGGATCGTTGAGGAAGAAGATCTCACCCAGGACATCACTGTCAAACTGTTGGAATCCCCATCTTCGATTGACAAACTGATCAACGAGTTCGATGACCGTCAACGGTTGAACGCAATCGTTCAGATCGGTCACCGTATCGCTTCTAAGGAGCGCGCGGACTACGAGGTGTTCTCTGGGAACTTCCGTTACTCGGTCGATGAGGTGCGGAGAATCCTTGAGGATCGGGCACTTCACAACGAAAACCCTGAGTTGGGTTCCTCGTGGTCGGTGTCGGATGACTTCATCACGGGTGGTGAATTCGAGGACGCTGTGCTGTACAAGTCCTCTTCTGAGATCGATCTTAAGCGTGGCATGACCCGCCTTAAAGCCCGTAACCCCAAACAGGCGGCGGTGATCCTTGAGCGATACCTCGGTGGGGAAGTAATTGAGCAGGGGAGTCGGCGCAATCTTCTGGATCGCGCCCTAACGGCGCTCACCACCGAGATGAACCGCTCCTTCAAACAACAGCAGCGCGAACACCAAGGGCCGGGGAAGCGTAAGCCTGTCAGTGCTGCGGCAGCTCACTACCGGTCGAAGGCGAACTGGGATGACGAGAGCAGCGAAGCGGTTAATCGGTTGCTGGCGCAGGCGAAAGTGAGTGCCAGTCGATGAGCCTGGAAATCGCCCCCCCTGGTTGGACACCGTGGGACGCCTTTGGGGCCGGTGAGGGTGGCGACAACATCATGGACCCAGTGTTCAACGGGATGGGCAGGTCCGAAATGTATCGGGCCTGCCTATTCCCGGACCTGTTCCCACACGAGAAACCAATGTTGCTGCACCAGTGGCCTTTAGAGGACTTGGTCATGTACTGCGGCGGTGAGTACGCCAAATGAGTGCGGTGACGCTCGACCCGTGGGAGTTCAAAGCCTGCGTGGATGTGGCGAATATCCGCATGGCAGTGTCCAACGATTCAAACCTGAATCACGCCAGCACATATCAGCGTGACCATCTGACCCGCATACAGCAGGAAATCCTGGGTGCGTGCGGGGAAATGGCTGTCTGTAAACACCTGGGGTTGTTTTGGACACCGTCAGTAAACACCTTCCACCATGAACCCGATATCCCACCGGATATCGAAGTTAGGTCAACGGACAGGTTGGACGGCTCACTGATAGTCCGGGACAACGATCCACCGGACAGACGGTACTTCCTGGTGACAGGGAAACCGCCGTCGCTGCTTGTGGTCGGTTTCATTTCGGGCCATGAGGCCCGGAAAGACGAATGGGTTCGCGACCCACACGGGCACCGCCCCGCGTGGTTCGTCCCGCAACACGCATTACACAGAAAGGGATACAACAATTGACTGACATTAACTGGGGTCCGACAGGCCAACTTGTCTACGAGCGCACCTACAGCCGGGTCAAACCTGACGGCACAAAAGAAACGTGGCCGGAAACAGTGGAGCGAGTCGTAGACGGCAACCTCGCCCTCGTGCCGGAACGGTTCCAACTACCCGACGAACGCCAGCAGTTAATCGACATGATGCTGGATTTCAAAATCCTGCCAGCAGGGAGGCACCTATGGGCATCAGGCGTGAAGAACGCACAGCATTTGTTCAACTGTTGGGTAGCTGGGTGGACTGCGAATCCTGCCGATCACTTCGAGTTCACGTTCATGAGGCTCATGGAGGGCGGCGGGGTCGGAGCTAACTACTCCAACTCCAACCTGACCGGCTACCCGCCGATCCGGCACGAACTAAAAGTGGACATCGTGTGCGATCCGGAACACCCGGACTATTCGGAGCTTGCGAAAGCCGGTGTGCTGTCCATCGATTATGACTCCGATTGGGCTGGCGCATTCCAGATCGAAGACAGCCGGGAAGGGTGGGCTGCCGCCCTCACCGACCTCATCGACACCCACTACCGGGACGAAGATGTTCACTACCACCGGGTGTATGACGTGTCGCGTGTACGTCCGGCCGGGGCGAAGCTGAAAACGTTCGGTGGTAGGGCTTCCGGCCCGGTGCCGTTGGCGAAGATGCTGATCGAAGTATCTGGTGTGTTGGGTTCCCGCGCAGGCTCATACCTGGACGGTATCGGGGCCATGGAAATCGACCACGCTATCGCACAGTGCGTGGTTGCCGGTGGTGTGCGCCGATCCGCACGCATGGCAATGATGCACTGGGCTGACCCCCAGATCGAAACCTTCATCGACATCAAGCAGGAAAGCCTGTCGCACTGGACAACCAACATCAGTGTGGAAGTCGATGAGGACTTCTGGTACCAGGCGAAGCAGGGGCACGCTTGGACGGCTGCCAAGGTGTTGAAGGCTATCTCACGCGGCATGGTGAACAACGGGGAACCGGGCTTCTGGGACTCCAGCCTGTCCAATGTCGGTGAGCCTAACCGGGTGGAATGCACCAACCCGTGCGGGGAAATCACGCTGCAAGCGTGGGAGCCGTGCAACCTCGGGCACGTCAACCTCGCCGGGTTCGTGGACAAGCGTGGACGGGTGGACATCTTCAGCATGTACCAGGCGCACATCCTCATGACCCGGTTCCTGATCCGCGCCACGTTCAGCGAAGTCGGTGACCCGAAGTCCCGTGAGGTTCTCGACCGCAACAGGCGGATCGGTGTCGGGCATTTCGGTGTCGCTAGTTATCTCGCTATGACTGGGCTGAAGTACAGCCACGCACCGCTGGATGACTCGTTCAAGTCTCTGCTCAGGCAGATGTCCTTGGCGGTCGATGCGGCAGCCATTGAGTTGTGCCATGACCTCCGCATCCCGGTGCCCGTCAAGCGGCGGACGATTGCACCTACCGGCACCATCGCCAAGCTGTCCGGTGTGTCTGAGGGTGTGCATCCGATTTTCGCCCGGTACTTCATCCGCCGTGTCCGACTGTCGAAGGTCGATCCGGAACAGATGAGCATGGTGGACAAGTACGAAGCGGAGGGTTTCGAAGTCGAGGACGACATGTACGCCGACAACACGGTGGTGGTGTCTTTCCCGACGAAAGACACTCTGGTGCAGGCTGTCACAGACATTTTCGGGCCTGACGGTGAGGAGTTGGTTGAGGCTGCGAACGATCTGACGTTGCAGCAGATGCTCGCATTCCAACGCCTGTACCAACAGTATTGGGCTGACAACGCTGTGAGCTTCACCGCGAATGTCGATCCGTTGCAGTACAAGCCTGAGCATGTCGAGGAGCAGTTGCGGGTGTTCGCCGGTCACCTTAAAGGGGCCACGATTTTCCCGGAAGCGTCGATGCCTCAGGCACCGTATGAGCGGATCAGCAGGTGGGAGTACGAATCCGCTCAGTCCAAGCAGATCGCTGATGGGGTCGATGAGGAGTGCGCTAACGGCTCCTGCCCCGTGCGATAACAAGTTTAACCCGGCCTCTCCACAAACCGTGGTGGGGCAAACATCACCGAAAGGTAATCAGTAAATTGACCGATTTCGATCCGTTCGAGAACGCACCTCTAGACGCCGACGAGCCGACCCCTTTCGAGGAGCCTGCCCCGAAGCCTGCAAGGAAGCCCAAAACCAACTCTGTTGCAGTGGATGGGACCAGCAAGGCGAAAGTAACCCTCAAGGGCGGGCCAGGTTACGACGTGCCCTGGATTCCACTGGTGTACGGCTCCATTGATGAGGCCCACGCTGACCTCACCAACCCGGAAACCAAACGGAAACTGGCGGAGCTGTTCGAAGTAGTGGCTAAGGCTAACACCCTGTTCGCCAAGAAGGTCAGCGAGTTCTCGCCGCAGAAGCCGAAAACCGTTGGCGGGGCACCAACCCGCCCCGGACAGGAAGCCCCGGCAGGAACCCCGGAGCCTCCCGGCCCGGACTGGGTTTACAAGACGGGTGTCAACGCCAAGACCGGTAAGGCGTGGAAGGCGTGGATGCCTCCTCGCGGCTCTGACGAGAATCCGGTTTGGCTGTAACTGGACATCACACACGGCGGCCCCAGCCTTCGGGCTGGGGCCGTCCTTGTCCATAAGAGGAGGAAGGTGAAAGAACTTCGCCGCGTAGTCAGCGGATCAGCGGTGACCATCAACGCCGTTGAACGCGAGGAAGACCTCGAAGTTTTCCGGGGGTTTCTTTACGAAAACCAAAACTGGTTGGCTTGTGACTCCGAAACCACCGGCCTCAACATCTACTCAAAAGAACATAACCTGCGCGTGGTGCAATTCGGTAACACCACCGAAGCGTGGGTTATCCCCGTCGAACGCGGGGAGCCGTTCCGGCAAACCGTCCGTGACGCACTGAAACAAACCAACTATCTGATCTTCCAGAACGCCTCATACGACATCCAGGTGTTCGACCGGCACCTGGGTGTGCGGATGGAAGACCTGTGGCCGAAAGTGCGTGACACCCGGATCTTGGCGCATCTCGTTGACCCGCGAGGGAAAGACGAAGGCGGGATAGGGCACTCCCTGGAAGACCTCACCCGCCACTACATCGACGCTGAAATCGCTGACAGTGTCAAAACATTGATGACCGACCTGGCTCGCGCACACAAAACCACCAAGTCTGAAGTGTGGAAGTTGGTGGAGTTCGATGACCCGCACTACCAACTGTACTCCGGGATGGACACCATCCTCGCCGCCAGGTTGGCGTTGAAACTGCGCCCTCTGGTGCCGAAAGAGTCAGTGACGCTCATCGACTACGAACACCGGTTAGCGGCTGTGTGCGCGTACATGGAGCGCACCGGGTTCCTCCTCGACGTGGACTACAGCGCAGAGCTACGCGAGAAGCTCATCGACGCGGAACTGGTGTACGAATGGCAGGCGAAACAGATGGGATGCGAAAACGTCAACAGCACAGAGCAAGTCGCTGACGTTCTCGAATCGCGTGGCGTGCGTATCCCGGAGCGGACACCTTCGGGCCGCAGGAAAGTGGACAAGCAACTGTTGGAGAAGCTGATCGCTGACGGTGACCCGTTCGCGGAAGCGGTGTACGAGGCGAAGAAAGCTAGGAAGTGGAGGACGACATGGGTGGACGGGTTCCTGAACGGTGTGGATGCGGACGGCCGGTGCCACGCATCAATCAACCCTCTGCGGGCACGCACAGCGAGGATGTCGATCACCGGGATCCCCGCACAAACCCTCCCCGCTGGCGACTGGTTGATCCGGCGCTGCTTCGTTGCTGACGAAGGGCACCGGATGGTGTCCGTTGACTACCAGACCCAAGAGCTTCGTGTGCTGGCGGCGCTGTCCGGTGACCGGACGATGATCCGGGCGTTCAAGACCGGCGCGGATCTTCACCAACTCACCGCCGACGCGGCGGGGGTGGACCGCAAGGTCGGGAAGACCACGAACTTCGCTTACGTGTACGGTTCCGGGCCTCGCAACATCGCGGAGCAGTGCGGCATCAGCTTGGACACAGCGAGGGCTGTGGTGGCCGGGTTCGAGCAGTCCTACCCGCAAGTGAAGCAGTTGTCCCAATCCCTTCAGAAGCAGGCACGCACATACGGGTACGTCACCACCGATTTCGGTCGGAGGTTGCCGGTCGATCCGGAGCGTGCGTACTCCGCGCTGAACTACATGGTGCAGTCAACGTCACGTGACATAACCGCGCAGGGGTTGCTGCGGCTACACGAGGCCGGGTTCACCCCGTACCTCAGGTTGCCGATCCACGACGAAGTCCTGGCTTCCGTTCCCGCCGATAAAACGGAATGGGGTGCCACACGGATCGGTGAGCTTATGGCAACCACCTTCAAGGGTGTGCATATCGGTACCGACCCGGAGGTCGGTGGCCGTTCCTGGGGTTCGCTTTACGGTTCGGATTATTAGCTTGTTCCGCTGCCAGCGGAATCATCGAATTAACGGAACGAA